TAAGAAGAGAGGGGCAGTTGCCCACCCCTCCGTTGTATCACCCTCTTCTAAACTGAGCTACACTCTTTCTAGAATAGGCGGTGACCTTGACGCTATTGCTCTGATTGCCTCCAATCACCAAGACCTTGTTGCCCTTAAAACCAACAAAGAACCCAACATGATAACCACGCTTTGTTTTGATGATAACAATATCACCCTGCTGTGGTTTGGATACTCTCTTGCCCCAGGCAAAGAAGCTGCGAGCTGTTAAACTCCCCGTTCCCTTCTTTCCCTTTTTCTTCAGTATAGCATTAGCAAATGCTGCACACCAAGGGGTCTTCCTTGGATTTACCTTAAGGAGTTTACTAAGGGATCCGCTATGCTTACCCTCCGTCATTCCTTGATAGGTCTTGGCTGCGGCTACAGTTGTGGCTGTAGCTTGATCAGAATGCCCAGTGGCAAAACTGACAAATAGCGCCAAGACCATAGCCGAAGCCATGTGTCTTGTCATTTTCTGTCCTTTCTGTCCCTGGGACTATGCCCAGCAACAGTAGTAGTTAAGCACATTTTAACAGGAATTAAAATATAATAAAACTAACCCATAATATTGACAGTAAATATATGATATAGGTACAATAAATTATGATCACTATAACAGAAACAGCCAAGAATTATCTAAACGATCAGCTTCTAAAAGCTAATAACGGCGGCGGCAGTCGCTATGTTAAACTTAGTGTAAAAGGCGGCGGATGTGCTGGATTTAGTTATGATTATTCCTTTACTGAAGAAAAAGACCCGATGGACTTTGAAATAGATCTTGGGTTTGGTCGAAACTTTTTAGTTGATGGCATGAGCTTTATGTATGTTGCTGGTACTGAATTAGACTATGTAACAGATCTAGCAGGCAGCGCACTAAAGCTTAAAAATCCAAACGAAACATCAAGTTGCGGTTGCGGTAAAAGTTTCGCAGTATAATCGAAACGCATAAATATCTAAATAAAAAGGTAGATATTTATGGCACAACAAGTAATCAGTATTGGCGGCACTGCAAATGACGGTACCGGCGATCCTCTTCGAACAGCATTTACAAAGTGCAATCAAAATTTTGCAGAGCTCTACGCTAGAGGTGCTGCTGGATCTAATTTAGATATTAGCGATAATCAAATTGAAGCACTTAATTCAAACGGCAACATTGAGCTAGTTCCAAACGCCGCAGGGCGTGTGGTAGTTGTTGATGACAGCATTACTATCAATACAAGCAAAACCCCTGCAAGTTCTGTTGGGGCAGCAGGCGATAAAGCAGGCATGATTGCATGGAATAGTAGCTACATTTATGTTTGCACAGCCGATTATAACGGCACAACTAATATTTGGAAAAGAGCTGCTATTGGTAGCACCTGGTAAGGAATTTTAAATGGCACGTCAGAATATTAATCTAGGAACCAATGCAAACGATGGTACTGGCGATAAGCTTCGCGATGCCATGACAAAAGTCAACGATAATTTAATTGAACTTTACTCTCGTACAGGTGGCGACGCAACCCAAACTGGAACAAGTATTGGAGTAAGTGGAAACATATTGGGTATTGGTGGTGATATGACAATTACTACTAATAACGTAGGTAATTTAACTATTGCTGCAACAACATATATTACAAAAGATTCATTTTTATCTGGAAACATTAGGATTAACACACAAGAAGTTGATACAAATAATCGTTTCTTAATGGAAGGTAATCTTCGTGTTAAGGGTAGCGCAACTATTGGTCAAGATTCAAATGTTGATAGTCTAATTTTAAATTCCACAGTATATAATTCTATTATCCCAACATTTGACAATACATTTGATATTGGTACACCAAGTTTAAAATATCGCAATATGTATGTTGGGGGTACTATAAATTCTGCAAACATTTATACAGCAAATGCTAATATTAATGGCGGAAAAATTAATAGTACTATTATTGGTGATGCAACACCGGCTGAAGGAAGATTTTCAACGCTTAGATCCGAAGGCGATTCGTTCTTAGGCGATTTACTCATAAGAGATAATCAAATCTCAACAGGCGCTGTAAATGGAACTATCGAGTTTAGACCAAACGGAACAGGAAACGTTTATGTTTCTACAAAATTAATTGTAGGTTCAGGTTCTACACCAATGGTAAACCCAGTTCTTCAAGCAACAGGAAACGCTGACAATTTCTCACAAATTGGTGTACAAAATACTAATAACGGTAAATTTGCTTGTTCAGATATTGTTGTGTTCACTAACGATGGTTCAGACTTCTTTAACTTTGCTGATATAGGACAAAATAATTCCGGCTGGGATGGTAGCTTACAATACATTTACTTTGATGATGGTACTGATGCTTCTACTTGGCAAATTGGAGATATGGTCGTACAATATGACATTAACGATGGTTCAAGTATTTTAGCTCGCGGCGAAATTGACGAAAAAGTTAATAATCCAGCAAATCCTGCTGAAATAAGAATTCGCGTATGTAAGATTTTTGAAGGTACTACAGGAATTTTTGAGCAAGGTTCTATAAGTGGCGATGTTTATAACGAATCTGATTGGTCAAATGCTACACCAAAAGATCATCTTTTAGAAACATTTACGTCAACTGGTGTTGCTGTTTATAATATTGGTACTCATTCACTTAATGATAGCACTGCAAAAGCAGCATTTGCACCAACAATTGCACTAGCATCAGATAGTATTGAAGTTAAAGTAAATGGTATATTACAAGCACCCGGCGAGGATTACACAGTTCAATTTGATAAAATAAAGTTTTATAATGTTCCGCCTGCTGGTCAAACAATTACTATTCGTCAATACCCAGATGCAAATTATCCATTTACAGTTGGCCAAAGCGGCGACAGCTATGTGTATAATAACGGTAGTAAACTTACTATCGGTACTATGACAGGACACGATGTCTTATTTCATGTAAACGGTATAAGATATACTGCTGAAGCTGGTAGAATTAAAGGACACACAAAGAATTGGATTATTGGTTCAGGTGTAACTGATAAGTATGGCTTTACTGATACAGGGGAAAAATTACAAGTACATGGTGTGATAAGAACATCTGATCATGTTAAAGGTGGATTAACTGAAGGAAATATTGATACTGATTTTATATTAAATCCAGTTAAAACTATATATTCGTACACCCCAACTGTTAGCGATATTAACATTTATTTGTCATCTGACAGCGGCGATGCTGCAGGAAGAGTAATCATTTTTAATAATCGCTCGTCTGTTTACAGTTATAATTTAATAGATCAAGATACTAGTACGCTTATTGCAAGTATTGACCCAAATACAGCACATTCTTTAGCTTGTGATTCCAATGGATGGTTTCTAGTTTCAACTATTTAAAATAAATAGTTGTATGGCTGCACCAATTTGGAAAACCCCTAAAGGCAATTTAGGTACAATACAAGAACAAGAGTTTTATGAGCTTAATCTTCAAGCAATAGTTCTCGATGATTCTTCCCCAAACTTACAGTATAGAATAATTGCAGGATCATTGCCTCCTGGAATCGTTTTAAATCAAACAACCGGACTTGTTAGCGGACAACCAAAAGATTTATATAGATTTAGGGGTGTACCATTTGATGTTGCTGAGGATGTAACAAGTACTTTTTGTTGCAGAGCTACAAATTTAAGAACGAATCAAGTAGCTGACAGAACGTTTAGTTTAACCGTTACAGGACAAGATGCCCCAACTATTGTATCAAACGTTGAGGAACTAGGTCAAGTATTTGATGGAACATATGCAGAATTTCAAATTACTGCTATTGATTTAGATAGAGAACCTCTTACATTTTATATTTCAAAAGGCGCGTTACCTAACGGGTTAAGTTTAGATAAAAACACCGGTGTTATTTCAGGCTTTGTACTACCTAATGAATTTTTAGAAACTGGATCATTAATTGGATGGAGCACTGAAATTGGCTGGGACGAAAATCCTTGGGATTTCAATGCTAGAAATACAAGTAAAAGATTTGAGTTTGATGTTAACGTAACTGATGGCAAAGATGTTGTTTCTAAAAAGTTTAGCATTTATGTAATAAGCAAAGATTCTTTGACTGCTGATAACGAAGTAATAACAGTTAATGGATATTATGATTTAATAACAGCAGATTTAGATGTTAAACGAAATCCAGTGCTTTCTACTCCAGGCACTGATCTTGGTTTTTATTCACACGATAATTATTTTGCATATCAATTTAAAGCAGTTGATTATGACTACGATGCAATTTCTTTCTCCTTATTAGTTTCAGAAAATATTGGCTTTGATAATGAAACTAATGGTTTCGATAGTACTTTACTTGATATAGGCGAATTTGAATTACCTCCTGGGTTAGTAATATCTGAAGAAACCGGTTGGTTATACGGATATATTCCAACTATAACACCAGCACAAAAAGAATATAATTTTGGCATATACGTTTATAAAAGAAATTATCCCGAATATAAATCAGAAATTGTTAGATTTAAATTAACAATTGTTGGGGATTTAAAATACGTTATCAATTGGTTAAGTCCGTCAGAACTAGGAACAGTTACCGCTGGTAATGTAAGTGAATTAGCAGTTGAGGCTACAAATTTATTAAACAAAAAATTAATTTATAGTTTAGAAGTTGGTTCAAACAGTAGATTACCACAAGGATTACGTTTACTCGATAGTGGATTAATTGTTGGCAGAGCAAGCTTTGAAGTGACTAGCTTTGATCAAAATACACTAACATTTGATAAAAATGTTAGGGAATTTGGTGCGTTACTAACTGAAACTACAGTTGATAAAAATTATACATTTACAGTTCGTGCTAACGACATTGATAATGTAATTATAACTTATAAAACATTTACAGTTAAAGTGCTATCAGAATACAATAGACCATATGAATCTCTGTATTTAAGGGCATTACCTGGTTTAGAAGATAAAGAAATTTACAATCAAGTTGTATTCAATTCAGATATCATACCTGATAGTTTTGTTTATAGAAACGGTGATCCGTACTTTGGTAAACAAAAATCTATGGATGTATTAGTATTGTCAGGAATTAATCCAAGTACAGCTAACGAATACATAGAAGCAATGGCGATTAATCATTATCGTAAAAAATTATTAATTGGAAAGCCTGAAGTTGCTCGCGCATTAGA